GGACATCTTTCATCTAACTCACATGTGTATATTGGACCTTTATGTTTAACAAGCATTTCTCTCATACAGTCTGTTTGACCAGCAGCATCTGTTGTATCTAAAAATCTAGATGCAGGATCCATCATAAAAAGTCTATCGTGAAATATGACACTACCTACTGCGTTTATAGCCCAAACTTCATCAAAATTAACACCATGTGTTTTAGCAATATTGAATTCATACCAACTATTGCCTAGTCCTACTATAGCTACGGCAGCTTGTTTAAGTTTTTTGATCGGTTTCTGAGTTTTCATGTTCTGCCTCCCATTCATTCATTTGTTTTACAATGCCTTGTAAATCTGCATCCCAATTATTTTCTATGCATTCTTGAAAATGTAACTTTAATAAATTCCAAGCGTATTTACGCGTTATAACTTTATCCATATAGATATACTCTCCTTACTATGTAACTTGCTTTCTTAAAGCATCATAACGATACTCGTCTTGTCTGCCTCTTGCTTCTGCTCTATTTTTTAATCTGTCTATTTCTAACTTATACCTAGTTTCATATAAAGCCATTAAATCTGGCTCACCTTTTAAAAATACATATGCTTCAGCTATACAAGCATATAACAATCCGTTTCTTGCATTTTTTGACAACCAAGTGCCAGTTGTATCTGTAACTATAGAATTAGGTTTGTATAAATAAGATAATTCGACAGAGTAATCATTATCTGGAACTGGTGCAATAATTAAAGTAGAGCCGTTGTCGGCACCACTTGATAGTTGTTTGTCGTATTGTGCGTAGTAGAGTGGCAAACCTCTTAAAGAAGTATCTGATATATCTTCTACATACTCTTGCATAAAAGTAGGATGTTTTTTATCTAAGTAATGATAATCACTATTTGAATCTATTACTGCCAAACTAAAAGGTAAAATAAAGTCACTAGGACATGTTAAGAATCTGCTACCAGTAGATACATTACCATTTACATTCTTTCTAAAAAAATCAAATTGCACATCTTCAAAAATTCTCTCTTCTGCATTTTTTATGATGTCATCAAGTGAATTTACAAAAGTTGTTTCAGAGGACTCAACATAATTTTGTATTAAAGTTTTTAGCTCTGATAAAGTCATGATGTAGTAATAGTAACACTTCCTAAACTAGAAGTCGCAGAAAAGCCGTCAAAGTTTGAACCAATGGTATCAGTATTCGTGAATACTCTGCCAGGAGTATTTTCTTTGTCATTATCAGGACGAGGGTCATATATAGCTTCTGCATCTGCAACATGTGTAGGTGGTTCTAATTGTGGGTGTTTTTCTTCGTAGCATTCTGGACAAGTTTTAAGACCGTTCCATTCTTTACGAAGTTCTAATAGTTTATACCGAAAACCACATCTATCACAATGGGCTAAGGCAAATTTACCTACTGCATATGACATTAATAAGCACCTCTAGAGAAAGGTCTAATTTTAAAAGAGGCTCTATCTTCATCTTGATCTGCTGCTCTTCTAAATTCCTCTTCGTAGATAGCTTTTAGTTCTGCTGTTCTTTGTGGTGCTTTTTTTATACTTATGTAATAAGCAAGACCTGCTGCAAAACAAGGAAAGAATCTAAATGGTATATCCATAGTATTTCTTGCGTTATCTGCATCATCCATTCTTGTTAATTTACTAAATCTTATAATGTCTGTAGAGTTTTCTGGTGCGGGATATAAAAAAAGTGTTGGGTTATTTTGTTTATCAAGAAAAAATTGTGACGGTCTAGATTTTGTAGCTTTGTTTGGTATATTAAAATATTCTGACCTAGATATTCTGTCCATGTTTATATCTGTAGTTGTAGAACCATCTGTTCTTCTTACAACCACATCTAAAATATCTATGACATTTGTTCCTAAATTATAACTAGCAGTACCTTCTGTAACAGTTTGTGTGCCAGTTTCTATTGTCCATTGGTTTAAACCTCTGTTAGCCCACTCAGCCAACATTAGATTAGCAGACCTAATTGCTGATTTTAAATCATATCCAGTTCTAAGCTCTATACCACATCTTTCATATGCTTCTTCTATAAACTCAGTTATATTTGGTTCAAAATTTGTACTTCCAGATAATGCCATTATTCTTCATATAAATTATCAAAGGTTATTGATGGATCAAGATAACTTTCGTGCCCCTCTGCTGAGTGTGTCCATTGTGACGGTTTAAAGTCTGGAGGACCTTCACCAGTAACCCAAAGAGCAGGACTTGTTGCTCTTACTCTATTATTAGGCAGAGCAACTAAATTACCTTTCCATTCACAATCCTCTGTTATATATAATACATGACTTTGTTTGTGTTGTGCAGAATCATCTGCAATATCTGAATTTGTATAATCTACAGTAAATAAATATTTAGCAGTATAAAAACCACCATCTATTTTAGCTAACCAAGGTGATGAACTGACTCTATCCATCACTATTACTGAATGTTCTCTTGATTCACAATCCCAAGGTTGTGCAATATGATTTTGCATAGGTTTTGGAAAATCGTCCATAGGTATATCAGCTACAATACCTTGTATAGGCATCCTAGCCCACATAGCGCCACCATGAACATTAGGCTCGTCATTATCTTCACAATTAGTTTCTTCACCAGTAAAAACTACTTGAAAACTTAAAGATCTATCTGGGATTGTATTTACGGCTATCGCTAGAGCATGTATATACTCGTCATGATATTTTTCATGATTGTGTGTGAATTCTCTCCGCACCCAACACTTGAAGTGTGGAATGTTACTTATCAAATGTGACACTAATTATTTTTTTAATCTTTGTCTTCTTCTGTTTGCGTTACCAGCAATCATGCCACCCTTAGATTTTTTCATGATTCTACCGCCTTTGGACTTCTTCATCATCATTCCGCCCTTAGACTTTTTCATCATCATGCCGCCTTTGGATTTCTTCATCATTACGCCACCTTTAGACTTCTTCATGACTTTTCCACCTTTGGATTTTTTCATGACTTTACCGCCTTTAGATTTACGCATCATGCTGCCGTTTTTTGATTTTTTCTTGTAATGCCCTGGCATTTTTTCTCCTAACTTATCGTTGTGACTTTACGTTTGTCAGACATAACTTTACCACAACCTTTTGCGATAAAGCCACCTTTTTTCATTTTTACTTTATTCTGTTTTGCCATAGCCTTTTGTATAGCCATACCTCTAGCTTTTTCATATTCTGAAAATTTACCGTCCTTATTTAAATCTGCTTTTTTACTAAGTTTCACAAAGCCTCCTTCTTTAAGTTTAGTTGAAACATTTATTGGTTTGCCTTTCCTGTTTGGGTTTGGGTCTTTTCTTCTTTTTCTTTGTACTATTTTTGCTCTTTCTGCTTTCGACATACCTTGTGCTTTTTTCTTTGGTAAACATCTTGGTTTGCCTTCTGCTTTTTTTCTACCACCACATGAGCCAATAATATTTCCTTTGGCATCCATACGAACCCATTCTTGATCTAACCAAGATTGTAATTGTCCTTTGCTCATCTCAACCTATCTTGTAAAACTGCGCCTTGTCCTCTGATAGATACTAAACCACCACGAGATTTTTTGACTTTTTTACCTTTTGCTTTTTTTGCATAATTTGGGTCTTTACAATATTTTGAAGCCGCTAAATTTGCATAGGCACTTGGATAAACATCAAAAGTTCTTTTAGCCCATGCTTTTCCCTTTGGACATATTTTACCTTTACTTTTTACTTTCTTAGCCATTACTTTATCTTACCATGTTTTCTTCTTACTTTGTCTTTACCTTTTTTAAAAATACTTGCTACCATATTTTTACCCATAACTTTTGCTCTTTGCTCACCTACGGTTAATATTTGTATTTTTCTAGCAAAAGACTTACCAACATTCAAAACTTTTTTAACAGTCTTCCTTGCATCTTCTGGTGTAGCAAATTTTATAGATACAGTATCTTTTGGGTTTTCGTCAGTATATAACCGTCTACCACTACCTTTTGGTTTTTTTCCTGTTCCTACTTTTGGATCCCTTTTTTTGCTCATCTTTAATTATTTTTTTAATTGTATTAGATTGTTTTTTGTGCAGCCTAGATGCTTTGTTAAGTTGTCGTGATACTTTTTTTAGCCTTCTAATCATAATCCTTGTCCTCTATATTTTTTAAAACTTCTTTTCATATTTTTGTTCATAGTAGAAGTACCAAGATTATTATAACCTATTGATGTTTTTTTACCTCTTCTGCCACAAACAGGCACATGATCTCTAGCAAGACCCTTAGCTTTTCTAGGCACTTAGCATCTCCAACGTCTTCTTGCTTGTCTTAATCTTGAGTTAGGATTTTTTGCTGCTTTAGGAAACTTTTTCATTTGTCCAGCTGATCTAGCACAAAATGATTTACGTCTAGCTTTTTCTTTTTTTGTTAGATTTTTCTTTTTAGTGACTGCTGTTTTGAGTTTACTACCAGGGTTGTCTCTTCTGTATTTAGCGACACCAGCTTTTGTCATGCCAGCACCTTTCTTTGTAGGTCTAAAGTATTTTTTAGTTTTTGGTGGTTGTTTGTCTCTTTTACGAGCCATTCAGTAATCCTTAGCCGTATTCTTTTACAAGCTCTAAGATTATTGAGTATGTGTCTCCACTAGAATGACCTACTGTACTAAACAAAACATCTCCTGTTTTTCCAGATCCAGCATTATTAGGAATGCCAGTAAAGTTGTCATAGTATTCGTCACCTGTGCTATCTGCTGGTAAACCAGTTATCAATACATTGGCAGTAGCATCAAAAAATAAATTGACACCCATACCACGACAAGCCCAATAAATTCTTTGTATTGTTACGCCAGTACAAGCATCTCCATTGGCATTTGCTTGTAAAGCAGAAACATCTACTTTTACGACATTACTTTCACCAGTACCATCTGAGACATTAGTGAATTTCAAGACGGCCTTTCTTTGACCGTCCTGAATAGTTTGTGATGTTACTGTATCAGCCATTATCTTTCTACCAACACACTTACATAATCAACAACTAAACTTTTAGCTGCTGCTTCACCTGCTTGAACTGCTAATGTGACTGTAAGCTCTTCATTGTCAGGTAGGTTAGTATTTACTACTCCTACTGGTTCAGCATTATTAATAGCATAGAATACTTGGCTAGAGTTAGGATCAATAAAAAATGATGCCGTTACAAAAGTATCGTTCACCATAGTGTGAATTCCTGCACTCTCAGTTTCTGTAGAGTCCTTTTCAACTACAAAATCTAAATTAGTATCACCATCATCTTTAGTAAAGAAGATGCCATCTGAAACACCATCAATAGCTGTTGTATCGGTTATTGCTAAACCGATTAAAGCATCAGATTGTGTTGCATCACTAAGTTTAAATCTGCATGAAAAGAATGCTCTTTTACTACCATCAATTAAAAATGATTCACCTTTAAGCTGTAACTCTTCTGAGTCGTTATCTGCATCATTAGTGGTAATAATAAGCTGACCACCAGCTCCGCTTGTGATTTGTATAACTTCACCAGAATCGCCACCACCATCTGTTGATGTGATAGTCCAGTCACCTGATACATAGTTTACGAAATCGTTAAAATAACCATAATACGTCTGATCTGACGGATAAGGTTGAAACATAGGTAAGTCCTTTTTGGACTTAGATGCGACAGTATTACCTGCCCATAAAATTTGGTTTTGAAAATGTGGATTAGACATAAGAACTCCTTTTCTTTAAATGGAACACATCATGTGCCTCATTATGCTAATAGGTAAATTTTATATTAGCCTTTACTATATATCAACTGGTAAATCATCTTTACCCTTTTCAAGAGATTTTACTGCTTTGTATAATTCTTGATAAGTATTCTTTATCTTTGGGTCTTTACCACAAATATCTAATAGATCGGCACCAATCATCTCTACTAAACATTTAGCAGAGAATATTTTTTTCTCAATCTCTTCTAGAGATTTTTTTCTTTCGTCCATATTTTTTAAAAAGAATTTTTTAGATAAAGATAAGTTTATCAGTTTTTTTTCTAAAGATGTATAAGAGTGCCAATCTCTTATCTGTTTTTCTGATCTGCCACAACCTTTACAAATAATATCGCCCCAAGTTGTGCTACATCTACCAATACAAGGACTATCAGATAAGGATGTCGACTCTCCTATTATTTGACTTAAATTACTCATGCATCTACTCGAAGTAACATCATGAATATACTATAAGTAAGTTTATGTGTCAAAAAAAAAGGGCGCTAATGCGCCCTATCTGTAATACTGAGTAACAAACTGTACTACGAGTTCGTATTATGCTCCTTGAGAACCATCGACACATCTCCAGTTAGAGAACCCAAATGAGTATCTCTCTCTAGCTTTGTATCTCATGTTTCCTGTATCGAAGTCTCCTTCTAACGAAGTTTGCATTGGAGATCTAACAAAATACTTAAATCCGTCAGGTACATCTGTTTTAAAGAAATATGCATCTGGATCATTTAAGTAATGATTGACTACATATCCCTCTGGTAACATACCTTGATTAACAACAGAGTTAATGTCGTTGTCAGAAGTTCCTACTCTTCCTGGTGAGCTTAACAGTCTATCAGCCACAAATTGAAGTTGTGGTGGAACTATTAATTTTACACCTTGGAGAGCAATATTAAGACCTCTATCATCTGTTTGAGTAGAGATTCTAATAAGTGCATCTTCAATAGAAGTTTCATTCAAGTCAGCGAATGTGGATGCTCTATTAGCAGATGTCCCACCACTTGATAGTGGGTGTGAACTGTTAATAAGAGATACTCCATCACCACCTGGGAATGAACTTGAGAAAGCATTATTCAAAACACTTGCTGCTTTAATTTGCTTAGTATTTGCCATACTTCTAGCTAAAGCCTTTGTGTATCGAGAACCGAGTCTGTCATACAGGTTGTCCTCAACTGCTTCTTCTGTTAAAGCGAATGCAAGTGCAACTGTTTCATGCTCATATCTTGCTGTAAAGCCTTCGTTTGCATTGTCGAATGAAACACCTTCACCCTCTGGTTTTACAGGGGCATTTCCGAAACCAACAATCATTACTTCCTCTTCAAAAGCTCTGTCTGATGATTCTTCTTCATAGATTTCTGCATGTTCATTGTCATAACGTGCATATTCCATACCGAACAAGGCATTTAAGCCTGGCTCTAATTCTTTTGCTAATTGTGCTCTATTTATTGCCATGATTAATTACTCCTTAAATACCAGCGGTTTGTTCATAAGCGTGTTCATTTATCTTTACGATAACATTAATGTTAGCAGAACCTAATTCATTATTTTCAGAATCTTTTGATATACCAACTATTCTATAGTTAGCAGCAGATGATCCTGATGAACTAGCTACTTCAGCTTTTGATTGACCATTTAAGGTCGAACCAGCTGTATACGCTATATCTACGTTTGCACCAATGTCTGTTCTAGCTAAAGAACCAGTACATTGTACTTCATATAGATTTAAAGGATTATCCTCAACAAAGGCTACAATGTCTCCTGTTGCTGTTTGTGCAGCAGGGAAATGAGCAGAGAATTCTACTTCTTTGCTACTTGAATTAACGAATTTACAACCTCTGAAAATACCAAGGATTTTTTCATCACCAGCAGCATCTGCTACGTCGATGAATCCTCCTGTTAGCATTTTAACAGGGTCGCCTGAAAATATCCCTTGGGTTGAACCAGATTCAATATTGTATTCGTGGACGCCATTATTTTGACCACCACTTCCCAATGATCCTACTAGCTTAAACCCAAAAGGTGCATCTTTATTTGCCATTTTTCATTACCTCTTAAAATTTACTTTCGTTTACCGCCACCAAATGTAACTTTTGAAGTTCTCCTTGGTGACATTATTGGAGAACGCGCATCAGATTCTTTCATGAGGTCGTTGTCTACGGCTTCTTGAGCTGACTCAGTTCTGCCTTGATAGTATGCGTTACGTTCGTTTCTTGTTTCCTCTGGAATCTTAGCTAATAGTAAACCACCTACACTTACCACGCCTGCGTGTTTACCGTCTTGAATTGATGGTAAATCAAAGCCTTCTACCTCTTCTGCTCGAACGAGTTCAAAACCCTCTCGCAGTCTAGACATGACATTTTTTTTATCATCTTCATTCAAAACCTCGGCTCTAATCCAGCGATAAACATATCCTGGCGGATTAGGTGGGGTTTCTAACATACTTGGGGGTGCCCAAGGTTTGCGTGCAGCACTTGCTTCACGAGTATCAGCAGAGCGAGAAACTCTGTTATCTTCTTTAATAAATCTTCCTTTATTATCTCTGTCCATTTTTACCTCTTTACATATTTTGCGTACTCATTTAATGGTACGTTTAACTTTTTTGCCATCTGTACTTCAGAAGGTGAAAGTTTGATTTGTCTTTTCTTGCCTGTTCCTACATCTGCTCTATTTGCTGACGCTACTTTTTGCGACGGTTTTTTTGCATTTTCAAACTTATGTGGAAACTCAGCAACCATTCTTTTGTCTACCTCATTATAGTATTCATCTGTAGTAGGATCAAACCCTTCACCATCTACTAAATTTTTATGAATATTAAAGGCAGCTAATGTCATAGTTTCATCTGTACCAAACCAAGTGTTTTTTTCTGCCCAAGCCTGAGCTTTAGGATCTGGTTCTGGTGCAGGTGTATTCTGAAAGCTTTGAGAAAAATTTTGATTCTGAATAAGTTGTTGGTTATTTAGTTCAGGCAAATTATCTTGATTCTCAAGCTGAGATCTGCTGGTTTGTATTTTACTTTCTTCTACAGCGATTTTAGATAAAATATCTTGTGCTTTTGCAACTTTATCAAAGTCTTGTTCTTGATGTGCTGATTTTAAGGCAGCGGTTGCTTGAGCTCTTTGGGACTTCAATCTATTCTCTGCTTCAGATAAGTAAGATCTGTCTAATGAGGTGCTTCTTTCTAGTAATTTTTTGTTTTGGTCTTGCAACTGCATCGCAAAATTGTAAGCACTTTCTTTAGCTCTTTCTTCTTCACGTAACTTTCTAGTTAAATTAGCAATACGCTTTTTAACTCTTTCAGAGTAATCCTCTAGCTCCTCTTCGCCCTTAACCTCTTGTTCAGGCTCTTCAGAAACTTCTGGCTGCTCTGCTTCTTCTTGAGGCTCTGTATCAGAAGCTTGTTCTTCTTCTAGCTCTACTACTTCGCCCTCTTCTACGACTTCTTCTTTTTTTACTTCTTCAGTCATTTTTACTCCTATACTGCAACGATATCAGTAGGATCATGTATTGTTGCAATCACTTCGTCATCATTTATGATTCTGCACTCAGCGTCATCACCTAATTTAAACCTAGCGCCTGCGTACCGACCTATCAATACCCATTGTTTTTCTTCACACCAATTTTTACCTCCAAACTTTTGGTCTTTGTAACATAATGGTCCTTTTTTGACCACGTATGCACATACCGTAGCTAGAGATTCTCTATCAACATGACTTTGTGTAAGAATTATGCCACCTTTGGAAATACCTTTGCCTTGAAATGGTAGGATTAAAATCCGCCATCCAGTAGGTTGTGGCATACGTTCTATAATTGATTTATCTAATAAAGTTGGATCTAATACTCTTGATTCTTCAGGAATATAAGCTTTATCTATTTGCTCCCCTGTTTCTTTGTTTTGTTCTTCTACCTGTTTAGCAACGTGGTCAGGTACTATCACCTTGTTCTTCGTCGTCATCTTCTATTACTCTTCCTAGCAGCTCTTTTAGTTCAATCTCAACATCCACGAGCGAGCTGTATTTACCTCGCAGATATTCGTATTGGTTAATGTCTTTTACACCAGCCAATATAGTGTCTTTAACATCCTCTTTTCTTTCTTGAAGATGTTTTTTTAATTTATCTACTAACCAAATCGTTGACATTAATAAATGCCAGAGAATTTAGTACCGTACTCAGCGATACCGACTCCCTTTGATTTGCCCTTGCCCATACCAGGTTTAGGGTTGACGTTAGCAACAAAACTTTCTTTTTTACTGTAAGAAAGATTACCCTTGTTTGAATAACCTTGCTTATTGTTTAAAACTTTTTGTTCCTTTTCCATTTTCGTATTATTGCACTATTTATTGTATTTGTTAATTAAATCTTGAATTTTTAATTGTTTCTGTATTTCCATTCTTTGTTTTGTAGTGTCATCTTTCATTTTTGCAATCTGCTCTCTTGACTCTATTTGCTCTCTGTCTATCTGATCGTTTCGCAAAGCTTCTTCAGATCTTCTTTGCTGATCAAGAGCAAATTGTTGTTGCTCTTGTTGTAGCTCTGCCCCACGTAAAGCAAGCTCTTGTTTTCTTATTGACACTAAAGGATCTTCATCCTCTGGAGAACCAACCCTAGATGTATAATCGTTTACCAGTTCAGCTAAAATTGGCGAAGAAAATTGTGCCAACAAATTTTGTGCCTCTGCTTGTAGCCCCATAGCTTGTTGAGGGTCTGCCTGCTGTAGTTGTTGGTTTATAGAATCGTATTGCGCTTTTAACTCAGGTGGCATTTGCTGTAATGCTAAAATGTCAGCTTTCATTTGCAAGTGCTCCATTACATGTGAATGTATAGTGGCTTGAACTTGGGCATTAGATTGTACAGGTGGAGTGTTCAAAAGACCCATATGAGCTGCTATATGTGCATCGTGATTTTGTTGTGGAAAAGCTTTAGCCGGCTGTCCCATAATTAAAGTGTTATTTTCACTTCCTGCCTCTATAGGTTGTGGCTCTGTCGGAGGAGGTGGTATTAAAATTTGATCAATATTATCTACCCCTATTGCAGCGTACATTCTTCTATAACTTTCGTATATACCATCAGGGCCGTGTATAGTTGGATTAGATTGCACAAGATTCATCATCTCTTGCGCCATAGCTATTCTTTGTGCCGTACTAAAAATATCAGGATTGGAAACTGGAATGATATCTACCTTATCATCAAAATCTTGTGTTTTGATTTGTAGATTACCTTGTGCAGTCATGTATGGATATTCTTGTGGTAAATAATCTTTAAAAACAGAAGCTAAAATTTTAAATTCTTTTCTTTGTGCGTTGTGTAATCTTTTATGTATAGCAGAGAGAACTTTTGTAGATCTTTCTAGTAAAGCCATAGTAGTCCCAACTGGTGCTTGTGGGTTGCCTTGTCCTGTATTGATTTCAGCAATAGAAGCAAAAGTTTTACCAGAATCTACTAAAATATTTAAAAGGTTTAACAATGTGCCACTAGGTTCTTTGAAAGGCAACGGCTGTATTGATTCTCTAAGAGAACCACCAGGGGCGTCTACATCTCTGAATTCTCCAGGCTGTATAGGGGTATCTTCATCCCTAATTCTAATACCTCTTGTCTTAAACCCAGCAGGCAGGTTTGCAAGGGTACCTGCATCAATTAATTGCCTCATAATAGACGTAGACGCCTTTGATAGACCACCTATCATATGAGTTAATCCAAAACCATAAAATCCTAAACCGGGTAAAAATTTAAAATGAACAAAATATTCTATTTTTTTACGTAGCGGATCGTTTTCTTGATAGTTTCTTCTGATTGATAAGACTTCATTACTATTAGAATCTATAGTGATTATATAAGGAAGTTTTACACCTGTTGGCTCCCCATTTATTGAGGCGTCTTCAAACCCAGGTAAATCTAAACTTGTATGCACTTCATACAAAACAACAACTTCATCGCCGTCGTACCCTTTACGCATGCCTGTAAGTTTTTCTATTTCATCATCTACTTGACCATATTGATCTTGATCGTCGCCTGTTTGTATTGGTACCTCTCTGTAAAAACCTAAAGCTTGAAGTTTTTTTACTTCATTTTCAGACATCTTGACGACATTAGTAATTCTAGAAGCACTTTCAATATCTGTTGTGTAGTATGGAACTATCAAATCCTCTGGTGCCACGAACTTAGATACTGCCCTACCTAATGAATCGTCATAATAAATTTTTTTGAAAGCAGAGCCAGCTAGAGGTAGATAAAATAAAAGTTGATCTAATTCTTGATCGTACTCTTCCATCTTATGAACTATTTGGTAGTTCATAAATTCTTTCACTCTTTGAGCTTGCATTTCTACATTAGAATCGTAGTCGCCTAAAACTTGTGTTTTGACCGGCCCCCCTGCAGGTAAAAGTTCTTTGTATGCTTGGGCTTGAAAGCTAGTAACGGCCTCTCCTAATAAAGGATGAATAACACCAGAGGCACCCTCAAAAGGCTCAGACCTATCTTCATCAAACCTCATACCTAAAAATTTTAATCCGTCTGTATAGGTTTTTTCCCAGTCTTTTCTAGAAGCTTTGTCACTCTCTATACCTGCTACGATATCAGAAGAGATTTTTTGCAAATCATCTTCTTCTATAACTTCTGCTAAATTGCCATCAAAGCCAACATCCTCTGGTATAACTAAATCTTCTTCTGGAACTGCACTTCCATCCTCTAGTATTTCAAACCCTTGTTCGCCATCTGGTGTTTTAAGGTCTACTATTTCTTGGATTTCCTTTTCTTCGATTGTTGTGGGTTGATCTACTGTAGATATTACTGGTGATTGTTTTTCTATTGCCATTTTAATGTATCGTTTTGTTGTATTGTTCTGCTATATTAGCTAATGGAAACATCTCGCCAACTAACTTTAAATTTAAATTTTTAGCTTGCATGTTAGCCTCTTCTAATGATGCAGCCATAATTAAAGGCCCATCAAATACCTCTCCATCTAGCTCATACTCTGTCATGTAAAATTGTAACATTTTAATAATATAACCTTTTTACTGGTGCTTTGACATCATCTATATAATCATCATCTAAGGAAACTAAACCACCTTCTCTGAATCTTATTAAAGCTTGCGTCATTGTATCACATAAATCATCGTGAGCGCCAAAGGGGAAGCTGGCACACTCTTCTATCATTTCATCAGCAAACTGTCGTTCTGGTGCCCATACCAGCCCAGATTCAAACATAGGTGCTACTGAGTGCATACGAGCGTGTTTGTCATGTCCTCTAGTAGGCGAGTAATTGACAACTGGTATGCCAAGTCTTCTAAGTTCATGTGTGAGTGGTGTGCCTGACGCTTTGGCTTCTATCAAAACCATATCTGGCTCCCAGTATTTATATTCTTCATAAGCTAGTTTTTTTAACTCTGGAAAATCTAATCTACCTTTTTGACAATCTAATAAAATTATAGAATCGGGTGAATCTTCTGATGGTCTAAAAACACCCCAAGTTGAAATAGCACTATAGTCAGCAGTAGTTTTTTTACTAAAAGCGGTATCGTAAGATTGAATAATATATTGTACAGATGGCAGAGAGTCATGATCCCATCTTTGCCACCATTCTCTTTTAATGATAGAACCTTCTTCTGCTGTTGGTGTTTGCAACCATTGTGCGTTCCATTTCATGCCTGGTAGTGAGGCTTTTACTTTTAATAATTCTTCTTTTGACCAAAACTCTGGCCATAACGGTTTTTCTGTATCTGGAAATATTGCAGGAAACTCTATTATCTCCCATTGGTCTGCTAGAGGTTCTTTTTGTGCGTTGAGTAACTTTGCTGTCAAATCAATATCACTCCATCTGGTCATGACCAAAACAATAGCGCCTTTGGGTTGTAAACGCTGTCTTGGTCCAGATGTGTACCATTCATAACAAGCTTCCATAGCTGTATTAGATAAAGCAGACTGTTCTGAATGTGGGTCGTCTATTATTAAAAGATCTGCACCACGACCTGTTATTGCACCCCCTACACCTGCAGCAAAATACTCGCCACCTTTATTTGTTTCCCAACGACCTGCAGATTTAGAATCTGCTGATAAAGAAACATTAGGAAAGATAGCTTTGTACTCTTCGCCGTCCATTAAGTTCCTGACCTTTCTACCAAACCTTACGGCCAACTCACCAGTATGGGTTGTTTGCATAATTTTTTTGTTTGGGTTTTTACCCATAATCCAAGCTGGAAAGTAGGTAGAAGCAAATTCAGACTTAGTATGTCTGGGTGGCATGTTAACAATCAGACGGTTAATTTTGCCATTTGCAATATCTTCTAGTTTTTGGGCAAAGATTTTATGATGACGACCACAAATAAATTCTGGCCACATGTGATTGATAAACTCTAGAAAAGTTTGCTCACATATGTCTTGTTTTTTTAAAAGCTGTAATCTTTCTTGTAATAGTAAGGCTTCTTTAAGCTCACTATCAGATAGTGTTTCTAAAGTCATTCAAAAGTTATTTCATGTCCAGCATATTTGCTGGAAGAAACTCAACTGACTTTTCAGATATTTTTATACCTTCTTGTCTGCCTTTTTTAGTTCTGCCGAGTCCATCAGAGACAAGTTTATCTAGACGTGAACGATCTTTGTTGCTTATAGTTCTACCTGATTTTCCTAACAGGTCTGCAAACCCTTTTTTAAAATCTGCAAAAGCATCTGCTATATTTTGATCGCTTGGAGTCCCCTCTGCGAGAAAATCTGCTACAGGATTTTTATTTATATCTTGCAGCATTTCAGCTATCTTTGCTGGACCTCCTTCTGCAAAGCCAATCGGATCATTCTCTTGCAAAGAGTCAAGAATTTCTTGAAGACGCTGTATCTCTTCCTCGGTCATCATACTTGTATCGTAACGACGTATGTCGTAACGACCTAAGGGTGGCGGTTGTTTTGGTAGTTGGGGGAATGATTCTGGTTTTGGTGGTATCTGTTGTTCTGGAAGTGGTTGTGAAGGCATGTCCGGCGGAGCCTCAAAAAATCTTTTTGGCATAGGACCTACAGGCATATCTGGCATAGGTGGGTTAACAACTTCATCATACCCAGATTTAATTCTAGACATTATATTGTTATAGGTAGATCCAGCTTTGTCCGCTATATCATCAATTTTGTCTCGCACATCTTCAAAAGCAAGTTGTCCTTGCCCAATAAGTCTGCCTATATCTTCAGGTTCTGTATTAAGTAAAGCTAATCCCCCAAGCCCTAAAAGTGATACTCCTGCACCTATTCCTGTCATTTTAAGAGGATTATTAGCAAGTGCTGTCGCGGCTGCTGTTAAAGTGCCACGTGATGCTAAACCACGTGCTGCTGGTGCAGATGGTAAAGGCCTTTGTTTTGTTATTTGGTTTAAAATTTGTGTGATATTTTTTGCTCGTGGATCTACATTCTTGGCTAACCTAGTTGCCTCTTCAACACCAAGACCTCTTTTCATCAATTCGTTTGCTATTTGCTGCTGAATACCTTCCATTTTAAATACTAAGTCCTAACTCGTTATTATTGTCGTCCAAAAGTTTTTGTGCAAACTCAAGTTGTTCGATTGATATGCCCATCTCAGATAGTAACTGTATAATTTCTTCTTCTGTAGCACCTTGTTCTTTAAGTTCAGCAATAACTTGTAGGATTTGTGCCAAAGCTTGTTTAGCTTCTTGTTTTTCACTTTGATCAATACTGTCTATTTGTTTTTGAATATCAGATTCTGAAGGCATTATACCGCCGGCAGGACTGCCTACCCCCATCATTTGCTCGTTTAACATATCGTTTTTCATGCTGCTAAGAGGCTAGTGATGTTCCAACAAAAGTTGCGGCGTAGTTCCGAGTCATAAGCTAACCTCAGTAAAAGGTTACTCTATTTTTGAAATTAAATCTATAAAACTAAAAAATATAATATACCACCCATATGGGTACCCTTTCTAAAAATTACGGTTTTTGTATGAGTGAAATGTTGTGTAAAGGTATGTGTATACTAAGCCCACCCATTTAGGGTACCTACCCGTTAGTTTTACCCGTTTTACGATCCCGATTTTAGTGGCAATAGAGTCCCAAAGAAGAGGGCGACTACTGTCGCCCCACTCTGTTAACGTCGCCGACGACTACCTAGTATTTGTACTCCATTAGTCTGGTATGAGCTTCGCCGTGACGTATCTTATATTTTCTTTGTATGATTAGTTGAGCTTCATCAAAAAGAACATGACCACGTTTTTGGTACTTTGCTTTTTTTGTTTCGTGCCATCTAGCCATACACTTATCTGCTAAACGTACTAACTTTTCTAACCTATCCATCATTAGACTCACTTAAAAACCAAACAACGTAGGCGATAGCTAAACTAGAAAAGAACAACATAAACAGTATGAACTCTAAAATCATTTCCACACCCCTTCAAGAAAGCGAATCTTTTCATGAATTTTCAAAACTTCTTTAGCTAAGTCTTTTGGCAAGGAATTTTGCCTTTTGAATTCTTCTGTTTCTGTAGAAAGCTGACGTAAAATCCAATCAAGTTGGTCTATCTCTCCTTTCTTCTGAA